TGATCGCTTATGTGATCCGGCCTGCGTATACTGACTCTCCGAGCAACACTGCTCCAGCTGGCCCTGCTGACATCCGTGCGCTGCAGCGTGCAGTCCGGGCGACCCCCGACAATGTCGCCGGGCCGAACACTCGGTCTCGCTGCTACGCTCTTGCCGCGGCTTCCGAGTGGGGCGGGAAGACCTTCCCCTTCGGCGTGGCATTCACGCAGTCCGTGGTCGGCACTGAGCAGGATGGGATTTGGGGCGACGCCTCTGAGGAGGCTCATGACGCGACGGTTGAGGCTGTCCAGGCCGCGATCGGAGCTGAGGTCGATGGCGTTTATGGCGCTGAGACCAACACCAAGGTAAACGCCCTGCTCGATAGGGCCGAACAGCCGTAGGAGGCTCAAAATGGCAGCGCCATACTGTACTTTAACGGGAAATATTCCCGGAGGAGAGAATGGTCGGGCTCTTGTCCGAATCGTTCCTGACGTGAAGGGCGCTACGGCTACAGTCGAAGGTGCCGCAGTCTCAATGCGCGAGCACATGGTTCGGACAGACCAGGCTGGCGCTGTCAACATCGAGGTGCTGGCTCCGGGCGCTGGAGTAACCCCCTCTGGCGCCTGGACCCACACCATTTACATCGATTCCCCCAAGTTTGATATCGTCAAGCACGTTGCTCTTACTCAGGGTGGAACTATTGACATCATGTCCGCCGACCCCACATCAGAGATCTCCCCTCTTCCGTTCGGAGGCGGAGGTGGTGGAGCTGGCGCACCTGGTCCTCGTGGCCCACAGGGACCAACTGGACCCAAGGGTGACCCAGGTCCTCCCGGACCTAAGGGCGATGCTGGTGAACGCGGACCAGAAGGCCCTAGGGGTCTTCAGGGTCCTCCTGGTCCCGCTGGTGGCGGAGCTGGAGGAACCCCGGTTCCCGGACCCGAAGGACCTAGGGGTCCAGCTGGACCTCAGGGCCCCCCAGGACCTAAGGGTGACAATGGTCTTCCAGGTCCTACTGGCCCCGCCGGAGCAAATGGTCAACCCGGACCAAAGGGCGATAACGGTGCAGTCGGACCCGCTGGCCCTCCTGGACCGCAGGGTCCTCCCGGACCTGCTGGAGAGCGTGGCCCTGCCGGTCAGGATGCAGTCACCCCTCAGCTTGACAAGTACCTCACCAAGGACGAGGCAGCCAAGACCTACGGCGAGAAGGCTGATGTCGAAGACGCACTACGACAGACCAACCCATTCAAGAATGGCGCTAGGTATTACTCGCCGGTAACCTATTACTGGCCCGATTATTACCAGGACGGAAAGCCCGGGCAGTTCTCCAAGTGGGCTCAGACGCTGAAGTTCCGGGACAACCTCGGATACGTCATCCTTAACCGCAACAGCGGAGACTGGGAGGCGCAGGAGGTAGACTTCCAGAAGCAGGGGGAGCTTGCTCTCGGCGCTGGCGCTAAGAAGGTCCTGTTCTACATCAAGACTCAGTACGGAGCAGCGATCCACCCTGATGATGAGGCAAATCGAGGCATTCCTAATGCCGCCAGGTTCACCAAGGAGTACATCCTTGAGCAGCTGAAGAGGGCTAAGCACTGGTATGGCGACCTTGTTCAGGGTGTCTTCCTTGACGAGGTAATCAACGGATGGGATGCTCGTAAGGATCGGCTTCCGTGGTATAAGGATCTGATCGATACTATCCGACGTGAGAACGGAATCGACTTCGTTATCGCCATCAACACCGGATCCAACATCTCCCAGGAGGTGTGTAACCTCGACTTCGACGTCTGTATGATGTTCGAGGGAACGGCAACCAAGTTCCTACAGGAGGATCCGACATCCCCGATCCTTCCGGACCATATGAAGGCCTATCCGTCCACTCGATGGTGGGCAGTAGTGCACTCCGTCACTTCGGAGAACTACCAGAAGGTCTTCGACAAGGCGGACAACCTAGCGATCAGCCACCTCTACGTCACAGACGGCTTCCTTGTTGAGGATCCTCAAAATGGTGGTCAGTGGCACCCCGTTGGTAACCCGTATGAGAACCCTCCGGGCGCCGAAATCCGTGAGCTTATCATTCCGTGGCTCAAGGGGTACCTGAAGCTCAAGCTGAAGGTTGACAATCTCAAGATTCCGGAGGTACCGAAGATGATTGTCCTCGGACCTGATGACCCAGTGCCTGCTGGGACTCCGTCCGGGACGGTGATTGTTAGGCGGGCCAAGTAATGGCTAGCGTATTCCCAGTAATTGGATCCTGGTGGGGAGGTAACGGCGCTCGAGTAGGGGACGGCCGACTGATCCGAAAAGGATCCAGCTCCACCCCATTCGAATCGTCTGCCTACACCGTCGGCGATCGCAAGTGGACCGTCGAGATCACCTATACCTCGGCGAATAGCGACACTCAGATCGCTATGCGGGCCAACTGGTTCCTAGCTGGTAAGCAGAAGACCGACAAACAGGACTTCATCACCACGTGGAACATCCGTGCCGGATCCAACGCCGCAGTAAAGTTTGAGTTTGAACTTCCGACGAACACCTACCCAATGTGGACTCCGTCCATTGCGGTTCCAGGTACGGCTCAAGACATCACGATCCACAACTTCAACATCTATGAAACCCCTAAGCCGGGAATCGAAGTTGTAGCTACCCAAGCATTGCTTGGCGTTGGCGGGTCGATGGGTCTGATGTCGTTTCCGCAGGCTCGGGTAGATGATATTGTGATAGTATTCTATGCATCACAGTTCGGAAATACCGCAGCAAGACCTCCCATAGGATGGGCTTCCTCTTACGAGAAGAACATCAGCGGTAGATCCGGGTATGTCGCCATTAAACGAATCTCGAACTCCGCCGAGGCTAACAATGTAAAGCTTCATGGGGATACGTCCTCCACTGCCCGGGAGCGAGCACTCTGCTTCCTACTTCGAGGCGTCAAGGATTTCCATCTGAACCCATGGACTGCTGGTTCGCCGGTATTCAAGGATCAGACTCAAATCCACCTTGTGGCGGCTCAGTATCACGGTGGCAACAAGACCCCGCTCGTACCTTGGCAAGATCCTTCCGAAGATCGGCACTACTCGACGGGCGGAGCATCCACCACTGAGTCCTGGTCCTCCATCGAGGCTGGAATCACCAAGTCGGTTAAGACTGGGACGAATGCCCTGGGTTTTGCATGGATCGATCTCCTTCCTGAGGTTCCTGAGGAAGAGCAGAAGATCGTGCCTGGTGTCGCCATCACTGAGGGAAAGCTCGATAACCCCGTCTTCATCTGGGAGAACGGGGAGGAGCGACCGGCTACCATGAGGGCCGTTCCTCGAGGGTATAAGGACATCGGGACGATGATGATCACTCGTGGGTTCCTCATCGCTCACCGGGGTGGCTCGGTAAGCTGGCCTGAGGCCTCTATGCGTGCATACACCAACGCCGTAATGTACGGTGCAGGTGCCCTCGAGGTGTCTTGTCAGAAGACGAAGGACGGCGTGTGGT